TCATGGCTGGACCTCGTCGATGTTGCGGCGGTCGACGGAAAAAGTGGTGACGGTTACCCATGGGTTCGCGTCCCAGCCGTATCCTCGATCGGCGTTGAGACTGTTCCAGAGATGGCGGAAGGCACCGACCGCAGTGCAGGCGCAGCGCCGCAAGTCCGCTTCTGACTTCAGCGAAGCAGGCTCATGATGAAACGCCGTTTCCTGGTATGGGCGACCGTCGAGCCGTGGATCTCCGTCACAATCCTCATATGCGCCGGCTAGAGCGATGCCTTCGGCCATCGCGTCGGCTTCGGTGATCTCTTGGATCCGCTGGACCTGTACGTCGGTTACGGTGAGGGTGAGGCGCGACGCCCAACGCGGCATGTGTATGCCGGGACGCCATTTGGGAATGCTGCGGTCCCAGCCACACCGGAAGATCGCAGCGTCATGGTCGTCGTCGGGGCGAAGCACCTGCTCGACACCTTCGCTGCAACGGTATGCCGTCCGCGGGACAATCGCATGCGCCTCGCGGACGTAAAGACGATCGCCGACCTGGATGCGGACGCCATTTAGCAGCTCGGCTGCGACAAGCTCAGGCGTCGACTGATCACTGAAGACAACACCGCCGCCGACCTGCCAGGGGACGTTCCAACCAAAGGCCGTCATTTCTGGCTGGGGGATGATGCGCCGCGTCTGGGTCTTTCGACCGTCAAGCAAGGCGCGGACCATTGGCCCGGAAAAGAGAATGGGCCGATCGCTCATGTGAGCCTCCCTTGCTGCTGGGGCTTGGCGCAGCACGCCGGACATTTGTGAGTGTAGGGCTGCACCTTGGCCTTGCCGGCGACTGTGGGTGCCTTGCCGAACAGATCGGACGTGTCGCGCGGGTTCGCCTCAGTCTTGGCCTGGCTGATGCGCCAGCCCTTGGCCTTGGCATCATCGATCATGATGCGGAAATCGGCGTCGGCATAGGTATGGGCAAACGATGCGGGGCAGGTGTCGCAGACGATCTGCTGGCGTCCTTCGTGTCGCTCGATCATTGCTTTGGCCCTCTGATGTTGAAGACTTCGGCCTTGCCGGAGCGGCCCATCATTTGGGCAATGGCCCGTGGCAGGTTGCGTTCCATGGCGTTGCGCAGCGCCTTGCGATGACGTGGATCTTCAATCGCCGCCAGCATGCCGCCCTGAACGCTCACCAGCGCACTGGCGACCGCATTCATGATCGGCACGCGCCCCTCGCTTTTCAGCCTCAAGCCATGCTCATTGATGACGCTTTGAATGGCGTCGCATAGCTCCTGGCTTTGTCGAGCTTCCTCGATCTTCCACGCGGCTTCGCTGGTCATCGCGCGGCCTCCGGCATGGCGTTGTGCTCGACACCGTCGAGCAGGCGGCCGGCGGCCTTCTTGCCGACGTTGAGGTAGCCACGACCTTCTGGGGTGCGCGCGTTGTCAGACCAGATCATTCGTTCCTTGGCGCGCTCGTGGTCGTCGAGGCCCTTCACGGGGACGTGGTCGTCGTCGGGAAGGAAATGCAGATGGTCGTCGAGGTCGAATGCCCACTCACCGGGCGCCCAGCTTCCCCACTGCTTGAACAAGTAGGGGATGCCATGGACGGCACTGAAATCGCGCGTGTGGCGATGCCAATCGGGATGCGTCGGACGATCGCCGCTCTCACCGCCTGATACGATCCAGCGCAGGAAATCCCAGCCGTTCCACGCCACTGGCCCGATTGCCGGTTCGTAGCTGACCCAGGTTAGCCAGCCCATTTCGGCGAGCGACTGGACGGGTTCGCGCCGCTCGTTGGCGCGCGGTTGATCCTCAACGGAGACCCCCAGCCAGACGTTTGGAAGTGGCCATGTGGCTAGGTGCCTAATGTCGCCCTTGACGACACAGGATGATCCGACCGTCGAGTTCGGGTTAGTAAGGCGCTCCAACAGAGTAACCTCAAGCGCCTCTACCGCGACGCGACTAGCACGCGAGGCGGCAAGGTACTTTCGCATCCGATCTGGCCGCTTCGTTAGCACCTGAAAGATGTGATGCGGCGATAGAGCCATAATCGCAAAGACACGGTCGATCCACTCGTCGGGCACTTGCTCGGCGAATAGGTCGCCATGGGCAACGACGAAGATTTTGCGCGGTCTCCTCCAGCGCAGCGGCTGGTCGAGCCACTGTTCATTGAACCGCACCTGGCCGTTCCAGACAGGGCCAGCCTTGCTGTCGCGCGTCAGGCCTACACGGCTTGGCAGATGCTTCAGGCGCGTGCCGGCGAGTTTCATCGCATAGCAGTTGGTGCAGCCGGGCGAGATCACGGCGCAACCGGTGATCGGCTGCCACGTGGCGTCGGTCCACTCGATCAGGGAATGGTCAGCCATTCTTGCCTCCCATCAGGAGAGGGGCAATCGCCGGGCCCCAGGCGAAGCAGTCGAGGCCCTGCGCATTGTCGACGCCGCCGACGAAGACCATCAGGTATTGAGGATCCTGATCGTCCAGGGCGTTTTCGAACACCTGGACGGGTTCCCATCTGTCGGACGGGGTGAGTTCTCTGGCGTCTCGCGTGCCGGGGACTGCCTTGCGCCACTGTGCCCAGTAGTAGCCTGGCTTGGTCGGGGTGAGGTCAGCCATGGGCGTTGCCCTTCTCCAGTGCCCCGGCCGCTGCCGCTGCGAGTTGGGTCTTGTAAGTTCGGGTGAAAGATATTGCCGCCTCGTAGAGCGGTTTCATCAGGGCCTCGGTGGCCCGATGCTCGGGGTCCATGAAGAGCGACAGCTTGGCAAATGTGCCTACGCTTTCCATTTCGCGGCTTTCGCGCATGAAATCTTCGAGCGTCGGCGCGACGCTGGCGAGCATCATTGCGGCCATGGAAATGGCGGCGTTCGCTTCTTCGAGCTTTTCGCGGGCGGAAATGTCAGCCATGGCTGGACCCCGCCATACTGCTCAGGAGTCCAATGAAGGCGGCGCGCTGAGCGGCCGGCACCTGGTCGAACAGGGTTGCGGCGCGCAAGGCTTCGGCGCTGTGAGCCGTCGCCCTCCGCTCGGAACCGCCTTCGACGCCTTCGAATAGCGCCGGGAGGCCGCATGCGAGCGCGCGGGAGATCAGCACAAGCTTGCTGGCGCTGACGCGGTTGGTGCCGTTCTCGTATTTCTGGAGCTGCTGGAACGTTACGCCGATCTGTGGCGCCAGATCCGTCTGGGACATCTTAGCGATGTTCCGGAGCCGGCGGACGTTGCGACCGACGGTGATATCAATGTCGAGAACCGATTTTGTTGCCATGGGTCAGATCCTCACGACGTGCCAGACGAGCACCGCGACGAGGCTGACGACCATGCCGCCGATCAGGATTCCCTCGCATAGGTCGAATTTGGGCTGCGCCTCGAAGGGCTGCGGCTCTTCGGCGTAGTCGCGCGGCGGGGCGTCGGAGTTGTCGGCGATAAGCCGGGCACGGCGGCGCGAAAGCAGCAGCTCGCGCGATGCCGGTTCGAAGGCCTGCTTGCGCCGCAGGCGGGCGAACTTCTGCTGAATCGATATCACTTCGATTTTCCTCTATGGATTGGGTGCTTGAGGGGTGGCGACGAGGAAAAATGGAAAAACAGTTTCGTGTTCTGCTTGCCGTCGTCGCGGTCGGCGGCTGCGGGCCCGGCGTCAACGCGGATGTTGCTGCCTCTTGTCGTGACGGGCGGCTCAATCCGACGGGTATTCTCCAGACATGGAAGGAACGCGGTGTGGTGCGAGGCGAGCGCCAGGGCGAGCGCGGCACCACGTTCGTTGAGGTGGCAACGGCCGCCTGGAGCAAGATCGAATACGCCGACCAGATCAGAATTGGCGTCGCGTCTTACTGTGTCGCAGCTGATGCAAGTGGTCGTGGTACGGCGGTGATCAAGGGAACGCGTCAGGAGACGCTTGGCGCAGTCGTTAACGGGCACTGGTCCCGATAGTGACAGCCACAGCTCGCTGCGCCGCAGGCGGGCAATTGCATCGCGGGCGCCCATGGTGTCAGCCCGCGCGGCCGGTGGCGTTGGCGAGATCGGCGGCGTCTTCGGAATGAGCCGAGATCTCGGCGCGGGTGAAGCCTGCCTGGATCAGCGCGTCACGGTCGACGATGCGGCCGTTAGATGCCAGCTCGAGCATCTTCTGGGCCATGCGGCCGACGGTCGAGGCTTCCGGCGAGGGTTTGGCGAAACCGCGCGTCGGCATTGAGGCGGCGGACTTCTGCTGCTGGATGGTGATCATGCATTCGCTCCTCTGGTTGGGAGCCGGAGAAATACCGCGATAAAAATACCGCGTCAATGCGGTATGCGATATTTATACCGCTAACGGTTCGCTTACCGCTGCGGAAGGGTTTGCAAACAATCGAATCATTTGTGCTTGTTTTGTTCTCATTGCTGGGCGATGCTTGGCTTTCCCGAGTGAGTAGTTGGGGGAGGGGCAGATTGCTGACGTACTTCGTGGTTCAAAGCTTCCAGGCTGGAAACAAAGGCAACCTTTTCGCGGACGTGCCGGTTCCAGTTTCAGATAGGCGACATGCCGAGCGGCTTGCGGAACGCTTGTCGGAAACGAAAGCCGGGGTCGTTGCTTTCAGTCGCACCGGGGATCCTGCGACTGGGGAGTACTCAGACGCGGTCGTGATAGTGGCCTATGGTGTATTTCCCGGCGAGATATCGGAGCGGTGCGCCGCGGCTTAGCGAGCGTTGTACTTGCCGACCACTCGATGGCAGACCGTCCAATCGGCCCGACTCTCCTTGAAGATGTGTTCCGGCCGGTACTGCTCAAGCGTCCATTCGCGGTCATTGACGCCAATAAGGCGTTTGATGATCGCTTCCTCTTCGCCCTGGTGAAACTGAGGCGTGTGGTACAGCACGACGTCTGTATCCCTTGCAGGCGGCAAGTTCGGGTTTACCAGGGCTGTGTCGCCAGGCCAGTACGCCGGGACCATCGAGTCGCCTGTCAGTAGAAGGCCGTAGCCTCCTTTCACGTCCTGCAGGACGGCCGGCATCTTGAGATAATCGATCGGATCGAACGTGACGATGTGGTGGCCGTCGCCGCCGCGTGCGGCTGCGTAGACTGGCAACTTCTTGTCATTGCTGACGAGCTGTTCGCCCGGAATTATGACGGGACTAAAGCCCTTTGTGCGTTCGCGGCGGTCGCTGTTCTCGGCATCGCTGGCCTCGCCGCGTAGAAGCCACGCTTCCGACGTGTCCAGTACGATCGCGAGCTTCTCAAGTGTGTCGCCGCGCGGTGATGTCGACTTGCCAGTGAGAATGTTTCGGATGAATCCATCGCTTAGCCCTGCTTCTAGCGAGGCGCCGCGCGCGGTCTTTCCGAGTTCAGAAAGCCGCTGTTGAATGCGGGTAGCAAGGGTTGATGACATCGTGCGGTAATCTAACCGCGTCGCGAGCGATATCACAGCGGTAAGTTTATCGTTGACAATGCGGTAAACATATCGCATTCGTGCGGAATGACGCTCAAAGACAAGCTCCTTTTGGTCTCTTCGACCTTCGCCGAGGCGCGTGGCCTTTCGGCCTCACGTGTTTCCACGCTCGCGTTTGGCGACGGGAAAATCATCGACCGGCTTCGTGTTGGAAGTGATCTGACCACTGGCCGGTTTGAGAGCGGCATGGAGTGGTTCTCTCGGAACTGGCCGGCCGACACCGAGTGGCCATGCGCCGTTGAGCGGCCACGAGAAGAGGCCCGGCCATGATGAAGCGGCGAGCCTCCCAGCAATATCTGGCCTTGCAAGGCGACCGCCTGCTTGGTCGCAGTTTCCTGCCGACCTCCTCCCCGGCGGGAAAACAGGCCGCGCCGGAGGTCACCCCTCCCGCCTTCGACGCGGCCGCCCCCGTTTACATTGGTGTGGATCTCGCGGCGCCCGGCGTCAGCGACATCAGGGTGGTCTATGCCGTGCGTTCCCATCACGGACCGGAGCAGGTGACCGGCGTTGACGCGCACCTTTCGTCGCGCGTGGCCATGCTGTTTTCGCTGCTCTGTGCCGACCAAGGCCTTGCCCCCGACGAGATCGTTGCGCGCGGCATCTGCCTTGTCGCCGAACAGATCGGCATCGCCTCGCTTGCCAAGGAAATAGCGCCAGAAGCCGGCGCCCGTCACGGTAACTCTCACGGAAAATCTGACCATGGATGACATGCGTTCCTCGACGCCCGACGAGCGCCGTGCGCTCAAGTCTGCCGTTCGGCGGTCCTGCAAGCTCGCGGGCGGTGCCGCCTCGGTGCAGCATTCGACGCGGGTAGGGGACGTCGACCTGTCCCGCTACGCCAGCACCGACCATCCCGACCGCTTCTGCCCCATTGACGTGGCGATCGAGCTCGACCGAGAGGCTGGCAGCCCGGTGATCGTGTCGGCCATGGCGGCGCTGCTGGGCTATCGCCTTGTGGCGGAGGATGCCAAGGGCGCGGAGCCGCTGTCGATGCGCGACGTGGCGCAGGTTTCGACCGAGGCTGCCCAGCTGATCAGCGCCGTGGCCGAGGCCAGCACCGACGGCAAGATCGACGCCAGCGAAGTCAACAACATCGACAAGGAAGCCGAAGAGGCGGTCGCCGCCATTCGCCGTGTCCAGGCCAAGGCCAAGGGGGCGGTGGGCAAATGAGCGACGCTGTCGTTGCCTTCGACGCATCGGGCCTTGCCCAGGTCGTCGAGCGCGCACGGGCGCTGCTCGACGACGGCGACGTGATCGCGGCGCGGCTGCTCGCCGCCGGGGCCTACGACCAGGCCAAGGCCGGCGCGCAATTTGCAGCCCGGTTTGGCGCTGCTAAGCAACTCGTCGGCAAGGCGCGACAGCTGCAGGGCGATGCGCTTCTGATCGAAGCGCGGGCCAAGATGCGGCTTGCCGCCGAGTATGACGCGGCGCGCGATGCGGGGCAGGCGGCTGGCAAGGGCAGGCCGAAAAACATTCCCGACGAGAATGTTTTTACCCAGGCCGAGGCCGGTCTTTCGGCCAAGGACATCCACGAGGCGCGTAAGCTTGCGGCAGCGGAAGGGCGCGCGCCCGGTATCGTCGAACGCGCGATCGCCGCCCGCCTTATGGCCGGGCTGGAGCCGAGCCGGGCCAATCTGCGCGCCGCGGTCGGCACGTCGACCGCCACTGCGGCCGAGCGCGGCAACAATCTGTATGAGACGCCGGCCGAGGCGACGCGGGTGCTGCTGGCGCTGGAACGCTTTGCTTCCAAGGTCAAGGAACCAGCTTGCGGGCGTGGCGCCATTGCACGGCTGCTGGAAGATGCTGGTTACGAAGTCGACCTAGCCGACCTCGTCGATTACGGCACGGCCGACCGGCATGGCGTGCTGCAGCGGGTCGAGGACTTCCTGGAAGCCGAGGCCGACGACGAGCAGTCCGACATCTGCACCAATCCACCCTATGGCGCGGCGCTCAACCGCTTCGTGGCGCATGCGCTGCGCGTTCACCGGCCGCGCAAGATGGCGCTGCTGCTCAACCTGAATTTCGTCTGCGGCTTCGACGATCCGGAGAGGGTGTTCGCGATGGATAGCAATCCACCGGCGCGCATCCATGTGTTCACCCGGCGCCTGCCGATGATGCACCGCGACGGCTGGGACGGGCCGGAGGCATCCAGCCGCATGAACACGGCGTGGTTTGTCTGGGAAGCCGACGAGGACGGCAATTATGCCGGGCCGACGGTGATCAACCGCGTCGACTGGAAGGATTACGACATACCAGCGGGCTCGCATGGCGACCCTGCCTGTCAGCCGGACACGGCGGAAGCTTCGGCGTCCGTCTCGGCGGGGCAGGGTGCGGTCAAAGGCCCCGAGGGAACCGGACACGAAATCGACTCCGGCCCCAAACCCGCCGCGGTTGCGAGCGCGGCGGACCCCTATGACGAGGCGGTGGCGATCGTTCTGCGCGATCGCAAGGCCTCAGCCGCCTACGTCCAGCGCATGCTCGGCATCAGCTACACCCGCGCCGCCTCGCTCATTGAGCGCATGGAGAAAGAGGGCATCGTTGGTCCTGCCAATCGCGCCGGCAAGCGCGACGTTCTGGCGGTGGCGGCATGAGGTGTGGTCTGCAGTCCTCAGAGCGTCATGGCGTCGGGCATCGTCGCGACGAGCGTGTGAAAGCTATGCTTGGCATCCATCAGCCTAACGTCCACCTCGATGCTAACAGACCGTCGGAGAAGGAAAGTATCTGGCTGGTCGACACTCGTTACGCCCGGCCTACGCACGTTGCCTATCGTCACCGCCAGGCTCAACGAGGGAGGAAGCGCGCTGCGGTTTTCCCAGCCCGGCAGATAGACGCGCTTGTCTTCGATGTCGAGTTCAAGCAGTGCCGCGTTGAAAGTGTCCTGGTGTCGGCCCTCCTTGGTAGGCCTAACTTTCAGTATCTCGGCATCGGTGTCGATTATCCGAACGTCGTGAATGTACATGGCGTGTCGGTTCCAGTTCACCACCTTGAGCGCAACTGCAAACGCGGTATCGACGCTAGACCCGGAGTTGTCCTCCAGCGTTACAGTTGGCAACGCCTCGCCGATGATGAACTCGGTTTGCCTTCTTGCTTCTCGCACCTGAGCCGCGAGGTACGGCACGGCTACCGCTGCGCCCACAAACGCCATCCATCCGCTCAGTGCCGCGATCCACTCGCGTACACAATTCGGGTCATTCGTACTGCACCAGTCGAACGGTCCGTGCGAGACGTAGGCAAATGTTGCGATGAGGATTGCCGAGAACAGGCCAGCCGCGACTGCGGCAACTGCAGTGCTTGGATGCATGGTTTTCCCCCTGGCGATAGCGATAGCACGCGATCGTCTGGCTTGGCGAGGGTGGCGCAATGACGGCGCCCACACGTCCGATCCTTCGCTGGCATGGCGGCAAGTGGCGGCTTGCACCGTGGATCATCAACCATTTCCCGCCGCACAAGATCTATGTCGAGCCGTTCGGCGGCGCGGCCAGCGTGCTGCTGCAGAAGCCGCGCGCGACGTCGGAGATCTGGAATGATCGCGACGGGGAGCTGGTGAACCTGTTTGGTGTGCTGCGCGAGCAGCCGGCGGATCTCGCCCGGCTGGTGGCGCTGACGCCGTTTTCGCGCGACGAGTATGACAGCCTGTATGAGCCGTCTGCCGATCCGCTGGAGCGCGCCAGGCGCTTCGTTGCCCGTTCTTTCATGGGGGTGAACAGCAAGGGTGCGCTGCGCAAGTCGGGCTTCGACACGCGGATCAATCCCGATGGCTTCATCTCCCGGGTGCGCTCGCTGGTGGCGGTGCCGGAGGAGATCGCGGCGGTCGCCGGGCGGTTCCTCGGCGTCGTAATCGAGAACGACGACGCATTGGCGCTGATCGCGCGGTACAACCGCGCCGATTGCCTTGCCTATGTCGATCCGCCTTATCTCGACAGTGTCGGCGGTGTGTATAGGCACGGCGTCGACCATGAAGCGCTGCTGTCGGCGCTCGTCGATGTCGACAGCATGGTGGTGCTGTCGGATTATCCCAGCGATCTCTACGACGACACGCTGTCTGGTTGGACGCGGCTGGAAACCAAGGCGTTTGCCGACGGCGCACATGAACGCTGCGAGGTGATCTGGCTCAACCCTGCCTGCGTCGACGGGCTCGGCGCCGCCCGTCATCGTCGGGCGGGGGGGCAGGGCACGCCACTGTTCGAGGTGGCGCGATGACGGGCGACACCAATGAGATGCTGCCCATCATCCGCCAGATGCTGGATGCCGACAGCGACCAGGTGCGGGCGCGCATCCTGCTTGCCGTGTCGGACGCGGTGCTGATGCGGCACCGCGAGCTGTTCGAGCAGGCCTGCCAGCGCGCCGGGTTTGAGGTCGGCAAGATGCTGATCGATGTGCGCCGGGCCGAGTGGCACGCGGTGCGCGGCGCCGACGGCAATATCGACAAGCCCCATTTCGCGGCGTTTCGCGCCGCAGTAGCGGAGTTTGCCGGGGTGGCGCCATGAACGCGCGTCCGCAAGGCCTGCCTGTCCATGCCCCGATCAGCCGAGAGAGCAACATCAATTCGGCATTCGTGCGCCGCGTGCTGGGCAAGCGCGAGGCGGGCCGGCTGGCCGCGCTGATGGACGATGCCGAACGGCGCGCCCGCGCCCGGCTGGACCAGGCGCAGCGCGAGACCGAGGAGATCTTTGCCAGTGCGCGCGCCGAGGCGGCGGCGCTGCTGGCGAAGCTGCCCGATTTCGCCGTCTTCGAAGCCATGCCCGGCATGAACGGCCAGCATGCGCTGCGTGCCATGCGCGAGGCGGCAGACCGCCACGGCCTGCCGCTCGCCGTGATCTTCGGACGTGTTCACCACCCGCTGGCGCACGAAGCCCAGCGCGAGGCCGTGCTGGCCGTGGCCGAGGCCTGCCCGCGCATGTCCAACGACGAGATAGGGGCGCTGTTCGGCAAGGGCGCCGACACCATCCGCAGGCTGCGCAAGGAGGGGAAATGAACTTCACCGCCGTGATAGACCATCCGCCCCTGATCCTCGACAGCTTTGCCGGTGGCGGCGGCGCGTCGACTGGCATCGAAATGGCGCTGGGGCGCTCGCCCGATATCGCCATCAACCACAATCCGGCGGCGCTGGCGCTGCATGAGGCCAACCATCCCGAGACGCTGCACCTGTCGGAAAACGTCTACAAGGTCGACCCGCTCGACTATGTCAGGGGCAAGCATATCGGGCTCGCCTGGTTCTCGCCCGACTGCAAGCACTTTTCCAAGGCCAAGGGCGGCAAGCCTGTCGAGCGCAACATTCGCGATCTCGCCTGGATCATCCCCGGCTGGATCGAGCGCATTCAAGATAGCGGCGGCAGCGTCGACGTCGTGATCCTGGAGAACGTCGAGGAGTTCAAGACGTGGGGGCCGCTTATCGAGACAGAGCGCGGCCTGATGCCGTGCCCTGACAGCCGGGGGCAGACCTTTGCCAAATGGTGCAAGGTTCTGCGCCGGCTCGGCGGCAAGATCGAGCATCGCGAGCTGCGCGCCTGCGACTATGGCGCGCCGACGATCCGCAAGCGGCTTTTCATCATCGTCCGTTTCGACGGCAAGAAGATCGTTTGGCCGGCGCCGACGCATGGCAAGCCCGACGACGCCGACGTCATTGCCGGGCGCAAGAAGCCGTGGCGGTGGGCGGCAGAGATTATCGATTGGTCGCTGCCGTGCCCGTCGATCTTCGACACGACGCAAGAGGTGCTTGAAAAGCACGGCTTGCGCGCCGTTCGCCCCTTGGCCGATGCGACGATGAGCCGGGTGGCGCGAGGCGTCGAACGCTACGTGCTCAAGACAGAGAAGCCATTCCTCGTCAGCGTGGCTCATGGCTATTCCGGCGGACGTCGCGAGTATCCGCTTGACGAGCCATTCGGTGTGGTCACTGCGGGTGGCATCAGCCATGCACTGGTGACGCCGTCTGTAATCCGGTTCAACACCGGGGCAACTGGACACGATCTTCGCGAACCGCTGGCGACAGTGACAGCGAACAGCTTCAAGAAGCGGCCGGGCGGCGCGGCTCCGCTAGGCATCATCGCGCCTGTGCTCTCCTACGCGCAGCAGGGCGGCGCCAACCGGAGCACCGAGGATCCGCTGCACACGATCACCGCCAGTGCCAAGGACCAGAACGCCCTCATAGCACCGACGCTGATACAGACTGGTTATGGCGAGCGGGAAGGTCAGGCGCCGCGGGCGCTCGACATTGCCGCGCCGCTCGGCACTGTGGTCGCTAGCGGCGTGAAGCACGCCCTGGCAGTGCCGACGCTCGTCGGCTGTGGCGGCAGGGCAGGGCAGAGCCGCCCGCGCGGCGGCGACGAGCCATTGGCGACCATTACCGCCAAGGCGGATGCCTGCGTCGTCGCGGCCTTCGTTGCCCAGCACAACAATGACGGCCGGCGTGACGGCGGCGTGAACCCGGGTCGCCCCGCAGACGAGCCTGTGTCGACCATCACGTCGGTCCCGCAACAAGGCGTGATCTCGGCTTTCATGTCGCGACAGTTCGGCGCGAGCGTCGGGCATGGCGTTGATGAGCCTTCGGCCACCATCACCGCAGGCGTGAACAAGTCGGCACTCGTGACGCCGTTTATGCAGAAATACTACGGCACGGGCGACGGCGCGCGGCTCGACGAGCCTGCACACACAGTGACCACCAAGGATCGATTTGGCTTCGTAGAGGGTGAGCTGGGCTGGCCGCCGTTCACTGAAGCCGTCGCCGCACGGGCGCGCCAGGTTGCGGAGTTCTTGCGGAAGCATGGTGCATGGGACGAGCGCGAGTTTGTGACGATCGACATTGATGACGAGACCTTCACCATCGTCGACATCGGGATGCGCATGCTGACGCCGCGCGAGCTGTTTTCGGCGCAGGGGTTTCCGTCCGACTACATCATCGACCTCGACTACAACGGCAAGCCGCTGCCGAAGTCCGACCAGATTTCATGCTGTGGCAACAGCGTGTCGCCACCGATGGCTGCGGCTCTGGTTGCGGCCAACTGCAGCCACATGCGGGCGTATCTGGAGGCTGCGGAATGACCCAGCAGCTAGACCAGAAGCACGCCGGCGCCTTTGCAGAACGCCTCGAAGGCCTCGCGGGCATGCTCGACCTGCATCGACCCGTCGACGGCACCATGCAGCGCGTTGCTGGCGAGATACCAGAACGGGCTGCGGGCGTTTGCCGGCCATCCCTCAAGGTATTCGATGGCTTCGGGTACCGACCTGATCTCTCGCAGGTCGAAGCCGGGGCCTTTGATCAAAACGGGCGGGGCGATTTCCATCGCACCCAACGCGCGGAAACGGGGCTGGTTGCATGACGGCACAGCCGCTTTCCCCAGATGCCATGCGGCTGAAGGCCATTCGGGCCAACCTGGCGGCGCTCGAAAGCGCCGACTGGACCGTCGTGCACGACACGGATGGCCGGTATGTCCTCAACGCCACGGGGCCGATGGCCGAGCGGCAATGGCGCGTCTGCCACTTTGACCACGAGGCCAGCAAGGATGAGATGGCGCTGATCAGCAGCGCGCCGGATACCATCGTCTTCCTGATCGGCCTCGTCGACAGGGCATGGCGGGCGCTTCGGCCAGCGCAGAAAGAGATGCGGCGCGACGAGAGACGCGGCGGGCCGCAGGTGGACCGCAAGAACTTCGCCGCCGAAGCCGGGATGCTGTGTTCCGATCCGGCGTTCATGGTGTTCCTCGAGGATAAGCATGGCCTTGGCCGGCCGCTTTCGCCCGAGAAGGCGGCTCAGAAGCTGCGCACGCTGTGCGGCGTGACCTCGCGCAAGGAATTCAACGACGACGATCGTGCCGCCGCTTCGTGGGTGCAGCTGCGCGAGGAATTCAAGGATTGGAAGAGGCGCAAGCGATGAGCGAAGAAGCCACGATCAGGCGCGGCGCTCGCAATGCCCGCTACACGACCGTACCGAACCATGTGTTCGAGGATGTCCGGCTGTCCATGGAGGCGCGGTGGCTGCTTGGATACCTGCTGTCCAAGCCCGACAACTGGACCGTGCGCATGGGCGACATTGCGAAGAAGGGCGCCTGCGGCAGGGATAAGGCGAGGCGGATGATCAACGAGCTGGTCGAGCATGGTTATGCGGAAAAGGACCAGCATCGCGAGGATGGCCGCTTCGGCAAGCTGGCGCTGGTGATATTCGATGAGCCCAAAGAACCGTGCGAAATCAATGGCACCGACCAAAGTGTTGCATTTGTACCGCAGACTGAAAACCCGTCGACGGTGAATCCGTCGACGGAAAAACCGGCGACGGCAAATGCGGCACTAGTAAAGACTGAAGATCTAGTAATTCCTGAATCTCAGTCTGAGAGAGAGCGCGGGCGAGATGGGCAGGAAGATCACAGGGCTGTGGTCAGAGCGTTCAAGCGGGCTTTCATGGCCTGGCCGACTGCGATATCGGACAGCGAGCCGCAGGCCTTCGACGTCTGGGCGACCTTGTCGGTCCAGGAGCGTGATGCGGCTGTCGCCGGTGCCGAGCGGTATGTGTCGGCATCGAAAGCGACCGGCCGCACGAAGGTATGTTCCTTCGCTGTCTACCTTCGTGAACATCGCTGGGAAAAGCTGCCCGAGGTAGCTGCGGCTACCGCCAAGCCAGTGAGCCGGGAGGTTCGTCCGTTCGGCCCGGCATGGTCGACGTTACGGTTTCGGGCGCTTCTCGCCGGACCTGTCGATGTTGGCGAACCCGATGTGACCAGAGCGAAGCGCGAGGCGAACTACCAGGCTTCGCGACAGATGCTGGGCGCGGCCAAGGCCGAAGCCACCTATCGCAACATGGGACACGAGATCGGCGAGAATGGCGAGCTGCTGTTTCCGGCCGATTTCGAGGAACGCGTTTGGCGCGCCCATGTCATGGCCAATGGCTATCCCGAGGCGGCGCGCCTGGACAAGGCGGCGAGCGAAGGCAGGTCGTTGCCGGCTACCCAGACATTCGATCCGGTCGCGCAGTTGATGGAGGCTGTGCCGGTAGGGCTGCGGGTCTGGGCGGAATGGAAGGCCGAGTTCGAGCGGCGGCAATGGCCATGGCTACCGTCACCAGGGAAGCAACCCGTGGTCTTCTTTCCGGCCGGTGGGCCGGAGGCACTGGCAGCATTTGAGCAGGCAATTCGAGACGAGGGAAACGGCGATGATGGCGGTACGCGGCAGCAGGCAGCTGAGTGAGAGTGACCGCGTATGGCTCGACCAGAAGGGCGAGCCGATCAATGTCGATCGTGCATGGCAAAAGAGCGACAGGCGAATCGCACTGTCGCGTCGTGAGCAGGCGATGCTGGCAGCGGCTGGAATGGATGGTCCTGACGCGCAGTGGTATGTGCTCCAGGTCGATCGCGGCTTCGACTGCGTTGTGGATAAGTCGCTTGCCGATGCCAAAATCGAGCACTGGATGGCGCAGGACACCATCGTTGTTCGTCGTCGTGGACGCTACGGGCTGTGCCGCCCGAAGGCCCGCACGGTGCCCTTCTTGCCCGGTTACATCTTCGTGAAGGTAGTGTCATGTGCGCCATGCTGGCATGCGCTTTTGGGCATCAAGGGCGTTGTCGCCGTGCTCGGCGGGGCTGAACGTCCTGCTGCAGTTCCTGAAGCCAAGATGTTGAAATTGCGAGCAGATGTCGAGAACGACCCTGCGGCTATCGAGGCGATGATCAGGGAGTTCCAGGTGGGCGACGAGGTGAGTGTGGATGATGGTCCCTTCGCCTCGTTCCCTGGCGTGGTGGACCGGGTGGACGACAAGGGCCGAGCCGTTATCGAAGTGCTGATATTCGGTCGCGCGGTGTCGGTTGAGCTCGATCTTGCGCAGATCAGCAAGAGGTAGTAGCCGAGTCAGCACAGGACGCGCTGAAAGAGTCGCACCCGCCACAGGCGAGGGAAGCGCCATCAGCCCCAGGTGAAGCAAACCAGCTTCACCGCAATGGCAGCGCATACATCGAAAGAACATCTGACAAGATGGCGGTTGGCATCTCATTCGAGAGCAACATCCGCGAATGGACTGCCAGCTTGGATGACGTTGCCAAGCGTCAGCTCCCGTTCGCGATAGCATCGGCGCTGACGGACACGGCACGCTATGATGTGAAGCCGGCCATCGAGCGTCGGATGGTTGCAGCTTTTGACAAGCCAACTCCATTCACACAGCGTGGTGTCGCTTACCTGCCTGCGCACAAGGCCACGCTCGCGGCGCGTGTCTTCATCAAGGATGTGCAGGCCAAGTATCTCGCGCTTGAAGAAACAGGCGGTGTTCGCAAACCTGAGCGCCGAGCACTGGTCGTCCCTGCAGGGCAGGGCACCAATGCTTACGGCAACTTGCCGAGGAACACGCTCAAGAAACTTCTTGCCCGACCAGATACCTTTTCGGGCAGGGTCAACGGCACGGCTGGGATCTGGCAGCGAACGCGCAAAGGCTTGAAGCTACTGATCGCCTGGCGTGACAGCACCTCGTATCAACCGCGCTTTGCTTTCAAGGAAACGGCTATGGCCTCGGCGGAATTGGCATTCCCTCGGCGGTTTGAGGCTGCATTCAGCAAGGCGCTTGCAACGGCCCGCTAAGAGCTCGGGTCCTCCCAGAGAATTCGAAGTCCTGCGGGTCTTTCGCGCGCGCAGTTCATTTCATCGCGAGCAGTCCAACCGCACTGGTGAATAGCCTTGTTGTTGTTGTTGCACCTGCGACCATCAAGAAAGCTTCATGGAAAACACCGACCTGACCCAGTCGCAGATCGATGATCTGGTGGCGCGCTATCCGTTGCCGGATGGCGTGAACGATTGCGTCATGAATCGGGAAGAGCTGGCCGATGCTCTGGCGACGTCGTTGAACACCGTCACTGCTTGGATCAATTCCGGCATGCCAGTCCAACAGACAGGTGGGCAGGGCAAGGCCTACGAACTGCGGCTGTCGCATTGCTGGGCATGGCGCCAGGCGCGCAAGGCCGAGGAAGACTTACGCTCCACCGCCGTCAAGGAAGCGCAGGCCGCGATGCGCCTGGCGCTCGTTGGCGGTGCCACTGGCGACTCGATCGAGGCGCTGGACCCGAAGCAGCGCCGCGAGATCCTTGCGGCTCAGATTGAGCATGAACGCTTCAGCGCCCAGCGCAAGCAGCTCATGAGGCGCGAGGATGTCAGCGATCTGCTCGACCAGATATTCGCCCTTGTACGCGACACCATGGACGCCGCGCCCGACCGTGTCGAACGGATCGAGGCGATCCCCCCTAAGGCTGTGCAAGCTTTCATCGAGGTGTGTGACAGCGTGGTCGACGAGCTCCACGGCAGGATCGTGAAATTCTGGGACCTCCAGCGCGAGGTGCAGGTGTCTGTCAAACAGGACCTGTTCGATGCGTGACCTTGTTTGGCAGCGGTTCCTGCCGCAGACGGCTCCGCCGTCTTTTGCGACGGTCGAGGACCTGCTTCGGGAAAAACTGGCGGTACTAAAGCCGCAGCGGCGTGTCGATGTTCCGCAATGGGCGGAGAGCTCGAGGCGCATCTCGCTGCCGACATTTCAGGGTATGTGGTCGAACGACTTCGCACCTTACATGACCGAGCCGGCGCGGATGGTCACGTCACGGCGTTACGGTGCAGGTGTCTTCGTCGGGCCTGCGCGTACGGCCAAATCTGAAAGCCTGATCCTCAACACGATCGGCCACGGCATCGAATGCAAGCCTCGCGATATGCTGGTGGTTTGCCAGACCCAAGGGTCTGCCAAGCAATTTTCCGAGCGGAAGCTTGCCCCGATGCTGCGGGCGAATCCGCATTTACGCCAGGCGTCTGGCCGCGGTGCCGACAACATCCATGCCAAGAAGTTTGTTGGCGGTATGGAGCTGCAAATCGGGTGGCCGGTGATCGGCTACTTCTCTCAGAACGAATATTTCACTGTTCTCCTCACCGACCGCGATCGCATGCCGGACGACATAGACGGCGAGGGTGATCCGTTCATGCTGGCCCGCAAGCGCGTTACGCATGCTGGCTCGAACGGCATGGTGATTTCGGAATCATCGCCTGGACGGCCAATCGAACGTGACGATTGGAAACCGACGACCTTACATGAGGCGCCGCCCTGCGCAGGCATCCTAGCCGAGTACAATCTCGGCACCCGTGGTCAGTTTTATTGGGAATGCCCAAGCTGTCACTCGCGCTTTCGCCCGACCTTCGACACGCTCCATTGGGAGTCGCGGGGCACCCACGGCGAAACGGCAAAGACGGTTTTCATGGCTTGCCCCCATGGCTGCGTAATCGGGCCGGATCGCAAGCGGGCTCTCAACCTTACCGGCACCTGGCTCCACGAGACCGGCGCAGGCACCCAGGTCGTCGAGATCGATCATCCAGATGTCCGCGACACCGATATAGTCTCCTGGTGGTGCGAAGGTCCCATCGCCGCCATGCAGAATTGGGACCAACTGGTGTTGCGTTATCTGCAAGCCAAAGCGTCCTTCGATGAGCGCAATGACGAGACGGCACTCAAGGCCACAATCACCCTCGATCAAGGCAGGGCTTATCTACCGGCGGTTCGGACGCTCGGCGAAGGACTTGGAGCCGAAACGCTCAAGGCTCTTTCGAAACGGTACGCCCTCGGCGTTGCGCCTGAACAGACCCGGTTCCTCACGCTGCAGGTCGACGTTCAAGGCAATCGATTTGTGGTCTCGGTCGAGGCCTGGGGGCGGGACCTCGAGCATTGGCTGATCGACAGGTTTGATATCTCAGAGCCGCCGGAAGGCGCACCGGGCGCTGACATCGGTGCTGACGGCAAGCCCCGGCGCGCTATCGATCCCCCGCGGTACGCCGAGGACTGGCAGGCGCTCCGACCCTTGCTTGAAAAGTCCTATCCGGTCGCCGGCAGCGGGTACGAAATGTTGCCCCGTGCGATGATAGTCGACTCCGGCGGTGCGGCTGGTGTGACGGCCAATGCCTACAGCTTCTTGAGGAAGATGCGAAAGGCTGGTCTTGGGCATCGCATCTACATCTCCAAGGGCATGGGCGGACTCAATCGCCAGCGAGCGGTCTACACAGCCCCGGAAAAGGTCCTCGGCACCAAGACCAAGCGCACCACTGACATTCGGATCGTGCAGGTCGGTACCGATCCGCTCAAGGACGAGGTCGCCTTGGCCCTGACCCGGAAGGAGCCAGGTCCTGGAGCTTACCATCTTCCGGATTGCCTCTCCGACGCAATCTTCGAGGAATACTGTGCCGAGGTCCGGACCGACAGCGGTTGGGAACCTCGAAAAAGCGGCATCCGCAATGAATCGCTCGACCTCGCCGTCTTGGCCAAGGCGCTGGCGATTGTTCTGAAGGCTGAAAAAATCGACTGGGAGCGTGCGCCGTCATGGGCCGCCGCTGTCGGTGAAAACAGCTACGCCGTTCGTGTCGTCACCACAGCGTCCGACAGCGCCGAAAAAACATCCGAGCCTGTCACACCCGCTCGAATGCGCGGCCGTCGCGTCCGCTCAAGAGGAATCTAACAATGGCCGGAATATCGTTGGAGCATGCCGAAAGGCAGCTCGACCTATGGCTTGCCGCGTCCGAAAAGGTAGCGGCAAAGCAGTCCTATTCGATCGGCTCCCGGTCGCTGACGCTCGCTGATCTCTCCGACATCAATGCGCAGATTCAATACTGGGATGGCCAGGTGAAGAAGCTCTCGCGCGCTGCCAATGGTCGTGGCCGCGTTCGCTACGTGGTGGGTGAGTGATGCGAATTCGCGTAGCAAAGCCCACGTTGCTCGACCGTCTCGTCGGCTACATCAGCCCGGGCGCGGGGCTCGCTCGCGTTCGCGATCGCACGATGCTCGCGTCCCTCACGGGCACGGGTGGTTACAAGGGCGGCAAGCTTGACCGCCGTGCAACGAAGAACTGGCGACCCGGGGGAAACTCGGCGGATGCAGACTTGTTGCCGGAGCTGGACGATTTGCGTGCTCGCTCGCGAGATCTGGCGCGAAATCTTCCGGTTGCAACGGGCGCAATTGCGACGAACAAGACCCACGTCGTCGGCGATGGATTGGTACTCAGCGCCCAGTGCGCTCGCAAAGTGCTTGGCATCAGTCAGGCGGCAGCCGATGCATTCAATCGGTTGGCCGAATGGGAATTCGAACTCTGGTCGCAGTCCGCAGATTTCACGCGCGTCCAGCATTTTGCCGAGCAACAAGCGCTCATGCTGGGTGGGGCGCTGGAGTCGGGCGATATCTTTGCGATCCGCCGCTATCGGCTCGACGCTGGCGATACCTACGGAACCAAAATTCAGGTGATCGAAGGCGATCGTGTCTGCAATCCGGGCAGGATGGCGGACACCGAGACCTTGGTTGCCGGGATCGAGCATTTGCCGTCAGGCGTTCCGATAGCAATTCACGTGGCCGACCGTCATCCGGGTGACCGTCGTGCGCGGGCGATCAGCTGGCGCCGTGTGCCCATGCGATACAATGACGGCCGCAAGATCGTCATTCACCTGTTCGACCGGCATCGACCCGACCAGACGCGCGGCATCCCATACCTCGCGCCCGTCGTCGAAGCTTTGAAATCTCTCGGCGATTACACCGACGCCGAGGTTCGCGCCGCAGTGGTGTCGGCGATGTTCACGGTCTTCGTAAAAAAGTCCCCTGACGCCGATTCCAGCCCGCTGGCGACGACAGACACCAATGGATCGTCCGGCAAAGACGAGATCGAACTCGGCTCCGGTGCGGTGATCGATCTTGCCGAAGGCGAAGATATCGTCACTGCGGCGCCTGGCCGTCCCAACCCGCAGTTCGACGCCTTCGTGACTGCGTTCCTGAGGCAGATCGGCGTTGCTCTGGAGTTGCCTTTCGAACTCCTGATCAAGCACTTCACGGCAAGCTATTCGGCTAGCCGCGCTGCACTTGAGATGGCCTATCACAGCTTCCGACGGCGTCGTACGTGGCTGGTCCGCAACCTCTGCCAGGTCGCCTACGAGTGGATGATGGAAGAAGCCATCCTCTTGGGCCGCATCTCTGCCCCTGGCTTCTTTGACGATCCGCTCATTCGCGCAGCGTGGTTGAACGCTTCATGGACCGGTCCGGTGCGGATTTCGCTTGATCCGAAGAAGGATGCGGAAGCGGACGAGATAGACCGCCGCAACGGTTTCAAGACCTCGCAGCAGATCATGACCGAACGCACCGGTGGCGACTTCGACGACAAAACGGAGCAGCTGGCGCGCGAAGATGCTGCTCGCAAATCGGCGGGTATCGAACCGCATGCGCCAGACCCTGTCGCACCTCCGTCGCCACCTCAAGATCCGGAAGACGAGAAAGAGGACGTCTGATGTCGACCCTTATCCACATAGCCGATCGCGTCCTCAACCGCCCGTTGCTGGTGACGCGGGACAAAGCTCAGGTGATCCTGTCGGTGCTGGCTGGCCGTATTGGTGTCACTGTGCCCGAGGCCAGTCGCTTCGAAGGCGATGACACAGTCCGTGATGAAAACGGAAACCCGGTCCGTGTCATCAATCGTTGGGGTGAGCCCGACGTCAAGCGCAACCCATATAACGTGTCGAATGGTGTCGGCATCATCACCGTCACCGGGTCCCTTGTGAACCGTGGCGCATGGATCGGCGCCAACTCTGGTCTGACCAGCTACGAAGGAATCCAGCACCAGCTTAAGGCCATCGCCGCCGACGCCAGCGTTCATTCGGTCATTCTCGATCTGGCAACGCCAGGCGGCGAAGCCATAGGGGCCTTTGAGACTGCCGCCTTGGTTCGTTCACTCGCTGCAACCAAGCGGACTGTTGCCCTGGTCAATGGCATTGCAGCGTCCGCTGGGTACGCAATCGCCAGCGGGGCAAGCGAGATCGTCACCACCGAGACCGGGCTTTCCGGCTCGATCGGCGTCGTGATGCTGCATGCGGATTTTTCGCGCCACCTGGCCAATGAAGGTATCTCGCCGACGCTCATTTTCGCGGGCGACCACAAGGTCGATGCCAATCCTTTCGAGCCTTTGTCGAAGGAAGTCCGTGAGGATCTCGAGGCAGAAGTAACAGCGTTCTACGACCTGTTCCTGAAAACGGTGGCCGAAGGGCGTGGAGCTCGTACCACCGTCGACATGGCACGCGCCACCCAGGCGCGGACATTCATGGGAGCGGCTGCCGTTGCGGCCGGTCTTGCCGATCGCCTCGGCACCTTCGAATCCGTTCTCTCCGAACTTTCCCGCGCCGCACAGCCAAATTCAGGCGGGCGCTCCACCGTCCAGCAAAGGAGACCATCCATGGACAAGACGAATGGCGCGCCCGACGCCGCATCGAATGCGGGCATCACTCAGGCGGATTTCGACGAGGCGGTGAGAACCGCCGTGTTGAAGGGCCGTGAAGACGGCGCCAAGGCAGAACGCGATCGCCTCGCCGGCATCGAAGCCAACGCGCTCCCGGGCCACGAAGCGCTTATCGCCGCGCATAAGGCCGATTCTGCCATGACGCCCGAGAAGTCGGCGGTGGCAATTCTGGCGGCGGAAAAAGCCAAGCCGCAAGACGTGCGCAAGGGCTTGGAGAAGCTCGACAAGGCTGCCGAGGGCGTCAATTCGACACCCTCCATGGACGGCGACGCCGGCGGTCATGGGCCCAAGGCGACGACACCTGAGGGATGGGCGGCCGAATGGCAGGCGTCGTCTGCACTTCAGGCGGAATTCCCGACGGCTGAAAGCTACGTCGCCACCAAGAAGCGCGAGGCTGCTCGAGCTTAACTCTGGCCCGGCCGCAATTTTCGACCCAACTCCAAACCAAGGAACACGACCATGACCACGCTCGCGGCGAACAAGGTTCGCGACTACCAGATGGGGGACAAGGAAGAGTACCCCGTCATTGCTGCCGACATCATTTACCAGGGTGCTGCCGTCGGCGAAAACGGCTCTGGTTACGCCCGCCCGCTCGTTGCCGGCGATCCGTTCATGGGCTTCGCAGAGTCGAAAGCCGACAATGCCGCTGGCGCGGCCGGCGCGATCAACGTGAACGTCAAGAAGCGGGGCAATATTGTGCTGCCCATCGCCGCGATCGCGATCACAGCCAACGATCGCCCCGCCGTCTACGCATCCGACGATGACACGTTCACGCTGACGGCCTCGACCAACACGCTTATCGGCTACGTCAGCCGCTGGGTCTCCACCGGCGTCGCGGTCGTCGAATTCGATACCGCGCTCTGCAAGGCCGCGCTGCAGGCATAAGCCGCAGCGGCCAAAAAGCTCCAGATCACCTCCGGTTCGCCCGGTCATTTCCAACAACCTGCTTTGAAAGGGGAAGGCTATGCTTCCGCAGCAGTTCCAGAAAATCACGACCAATGGCGTCAAGGGGATGATCCTCGCACGCCTCGATACGGGCCCGGCCGGTTGGGTCATGGCACTTGCCATGCGCGTCACCAGCGATCAGGCCTCCGAAGATTATGCCTGGCTCGGCGCTTCGCCGGCACTGCGCGAGTTCATTGGTGGCCGCACGCCTGCCGAGCTGCGCGAAAATTCGTTCTCCATTTCCAACAAGGACTTCGAGGGCTCGATCACCATCAAGTCCAAGGACATGCGCCGCGACAAGCTGGGCGTGATTTCAGTACGTGTGAACCAGCTCGCCGATCGCGCCAACGATCATCCGGCAAAGCTCATGTCGGCTCTGATCGTCAACGGCGAATCGACGCCTTGCTATGATGGCCAGTACTTCTTCGACACCGACCACGTCGAAGGCGAGTCCGGCACATTGTCCAACGACATCAACTTCGATGTCGCAACACCCACGGCGCCGACGGATGACGAGTTTGCGGAAGCCATTCTGGCCGGTATCCAGGCCATGTACGGCTTCAAAGACGACCGCGGCGAGCCGATCAACCAGTCGGCCACCGAGTTCACCGTCATGGTTCCTGTGCCCTTCATGGGGGCGGCGCTCAAAGCGTCCGCCATTCTCCTGGGCAATGGCGGCAAGACGGCTACTCTCGCAGCACTCAAGGGCCAGATCAATATCAACATCGTGATCAACCCGCGTCTGCCCTGGACAACCAAGTTCGGCATCTTCCGCACCGATGAAGCCGCCAAGGCATTCATCCTGCAGGAAGAGCAGATCCCCGACGTCATCGCTCTTGGTGAAGGCTCAGAATACGAGCAGCTGAACAAGGAACAGTTGTTCGGCGTCGATTGGACCGGCAACGTCGGTTATGGCTACTGGCAGTTTGCCTGCCTTGTCACCCTGACCTGATCGTTCACATCAACTACGGCCATCCCGCCAAACGGGGTGGCCGTCACCGACGCATGTCAACGTAGGGAAACGAGACAATGAAATATCTAGTCGAAGGTGGCATCGCCCATTTCGGTACCAACATGATCCTGGGCCTCTCCGACGAGCAGGTCGCCGCGCGCGCTCATGTTCTGGAAGAGGTCGAAGGTGGGTATCGGCCGACTGCCCCAATCCAGTTCAAGGCCGGCGAGCTTGTCGAAATCCCCGGCGACCCGGACAAGCTGCCGAGGCCTCTTGCTGCCGTGCTCGTACCTCAGGGCGACAAGAAGACGGTCAGCCAGGCGCATCAGGGACGCAAGCGCACGGGCACGAAATCCTCTGCCTCCGACGCCCCGGCAAGCTGACGATGGCGGTCGAGACCGACGAGGATCGGGCAATTTTCATCGATCCCGATGAGTTTGGCGTCCCGGTCATCTGGTATCTCGGTTCGTCGCCGTACCCGTTCAACGCGATCTTCGACGCCGAGTATCAGTTGCTGACGACGCCGCTGCTGGACAGTGGTGCCGAAGGTAGTGAGCCGCAGATCCAGTGCAGAGACGCGGATCTGCCGCCTCAGGCATCGCAGGGGGATGCCGTTTCCGTCGCCGGCAAGAATTGCAAGGCGGTGGAGATCAAGTCCGACGGCACCGGCATGACTGTCATTCGCCTGCAGGAGGTATGACGTGGCGCATGTGCGAAAGCAGGTCAGGTCCTGGGTCAAGGGCAACCTGATGGGCTCTACCGCTGCGGGCGGTCGTGTCTTTGTCAGTCGGACGAATCCTTTGCCGGATGCCCTCCAGCCAACGTTGTTGATCGCTGTTCAGAACGAGCGGTCGGCCGACGTTTCAGCTCAGGGGTCTCAGCGGCGCGACATAGCGGTGAGAGTGACCGCCTGTGCCAAGGGCGACGCGGAGGCGACAGAAGACACCCTCGACCAACTGGCGGTGTTCGTCGAAAGCGTGTTTGCGGCCGATCCGACTTTGGGCGGTCTCGCCGAAACCTATGAATATCAGTCCACCGAATTCGAGTTCAACGGATCGGGCGAAAAGACGCTCTGCACCGCTGCCCTGACTTTCGCAGTGACCTTGTTCACGGCACGGACGGACCCGGAAACCTCAATCTAGGAGATCAACTATGGCTGTTCATCACGGCAAGAATGGCAAGGTCAAGCTGGCCACTGACCTCGTTGCGGAAACGACGAAGTGGTCGGTTGCTGAAAGTGTCGCGGTTGCCGACACCACTGCGCAGGGTGACCTCGCACAAACTCACCTGCCCGGAATTCCGGGGTGGAGCGCCAAGATCGAGGGCAACTACGATCCGGCCGACGCCGATGGCCAGGTGGTGTTGGCGATCGGCGCTTCTGTTCAGCTTGGCCTCTACTCAGATGGTGACGGTGTCGGGAAGAAATATTTCACTGGCACGGCAACAGTCATCAGCAGGACCATTGAGTCCGACATGGGCGATGCAACCAAGTTTTCGGTTGATCTGACCGGCAACGGGCCGCTCACGATTGCAACGGTGCCGGTATGAGCGGAATCCTCGACCGCGCCAAGGCCCATTACGACGGCCTTGATCGGCAGAAGATCAAGGTGCCGGAGTGGGGCTCGCCCAAGTCGCCGCTGATCATCACCTTTTCGCCTCTGACCGTCGCACAGCGGCGCAAGATCTACAGGGCCGACGACAAGGGCAAGTCGCCCGATGGCGGAACGGTTTGTGTTCGAGCTGTGATCCTCAAGGCTTGCGACGAAGCAGGGCAGCGGCTGTTCGACGACATGGCTGAGCACGACCTTACCCACAGCGTGGACGCTGACGTTGTCGGGCGGATTGCCGATGCAATTCTGTTTCGCAACGCTCCGGTTGGCAGTTCGGTCGAAGAGACGATCGAAGCGGAAAAAAACGGCTGAAGGCGGACCCAGAGCGCATGCTCATGCATGCCCTGGCGCTCCGCCTCGGCAAAACAATGTCCGAGATAGAGGCAATCCCCTATGCCGAGTTCATCGGCTGGATTGCCTATTTCGAGCTGATGCCGAAGGGATGACATGCGCGATCTGACATTCGACATCATGGGCAGGGACAAATCGAAGCCAGCCTTCGATTCCGCTCGCGGCAATGCAGTAGCATTGAACGGCGATCTCGACCGCACCTCACGGCTAATGTCCCTGGCCGGCAATGCCGCCAAGGGTTTCCTAGCTGGTTTCAGCATTGCCACGGTTGCCGGGGTCGGTCGGGCGATCCGAGATGTTGTCGCCGAGGCGGCCGGCCTGGTCGACCTAGCCGACAAGGTTGGTATCGCGACTGATGACCTGCAGCGCTTGACGTTCGGCTTTACACAGGCCGGCGTCGAGGCTGGCAATATTGAAGGCATCCTGACCCAGTGGTCGAAGCGCATTGGCGAGGCGCACATTTCCGGCGGACGCCTTGCCGACATCCTCAAGGCCAACGGTGTGTCGTTGACCAACTCCGAAGGGCGACTGCGCTCGTCGGTCGATCTGATGCGCGAGTACGCTAATTTGATCGCCAATGCGGCTAGCGATCAGGAGCGTGCCACGCTTGCAGCTGAAGCGTTCGGCCGTTCGGGCAGCGACATGGTGTTGGCGCTCCGCGATGGCGCTGACGGATTTAATCGCCTCATGCAGGAAGCGGATGCCGCTGGTGGTGTCCTCGACGAGGAGATCCTGAAGAAGGCGGCGGAAATCGACGACGAATTCGAGGTGATGTGGCGGCGCTTCGAGATTAACGCCAAAAGCGCCATCCTGAGCGCCGTCGGAATGCTTGATGGGCTTCGTGATAAGTTTGTCGACCTTGAGCAGCGGCGCAATGCAGCCGCGGCTGGCTGGGAAGTGGGGGCGTTGGCAGGCACCAAGGCAGACCCTGGTTGGCGCGACGATCGCCTTAAATCGCCTGCGGATCGTCGCATCAATGATGCGTTCAAGACGGCTGGCGACGTCGAGACGTCAGCGGAAATCGCGCGAATGCTGCGGGATCGCTATGCCCCGAAGACAATAATTCCGACTAAGTCTGACAATGACAATCGCCGCGGCGGAGGCTCGCGGGCCGAAGAGATCAGTGCTTATGACCGTGTCATCGGCAAGCTACGGGAAGAAAAGGAGCTTCTCGGTCTCAACTCAGTCCAACAGCGCATCCTTTCGGAACAGCGTCGAGCGGGCGTCTCGGCGACGAGTGACCAGGGAAAGGCAATTGCGGCTGTTATCACCCAGATCGAGGCGGAAACGACCCGTCTGGAGCAGTTGGAAGAGCGTCAGCTGGCCGTGAATGACGCAATGCAACACCTCGCTGGTGCCGGCATCGACGCGTTGTTTTCGTGGGCTGACGGTGCTGAATCTGCCGGTGAGGCGGCTCGCCGGCTCGCAAAGGATATTGCGCGGGCCGTCGCATACGCTGCTTTGCTCGGGCAGGGGCCATTGGCCGGATTGTTTGGCGGCGGCGGTGGCATACTCGGTTCACTGTTTGGTGGTTTTCGTGCAGGCGGCGGCAACGTCGATCCGTGGAAAACCTATGTCGTCGGTGAAAAGGGCCCCGAACTTCTTCGGATGGGCGGTAGCGGCGGCAACGTCACGTCCAACGACAACGCCTTCGGCGGTGGGCAGTCCATGCATGTGACATTCGGTGTGGATGTCGATGGCAACGGAAACCTGCTGCCGTTTGTGAAGTCTGTTGCTCAAGGGGAAGCGCGGCAATCGACGGCCCAGCTGGGACGCAATGTCCCGAAAATGGTCGACGGGCGGAGTAAGGCGCAGCAGTTGAGAGGGACGCGAGCCTGATGGCGCGGTTGATATCCTGGCCTGTGGGCCTTCGTGTGGGGAACTCCGAGCCGCTTTCCGGTCCTCGCGCGGTGGGGTCCGGAGCGACGGGCAGCATTGCCAACTTCAACCAGACGTTCTCGTCGCCATTCGGTCTGTGGCGGTGGCGGTTCAGCTTTCCGTCGATGAATGGCCAGATGTTCCGGCGATATCGTGGCTGGATCACGGCGCTGCATGGCGGCGCCAATGCGACGCGGGTGCCGTTCTGCGATCCTGACGGGCTGACGCTTGCACAGCTTGGGGTCGATGCCTCGCCGGCCGAGTGGCAGGCGGGGCAGCCTTGGTCGAATGGTCAGTCGTGGGCGAACGGCCAGAACTGGCAAAGCAGCCCGCCTTCGGTCTCCATCGCCTCGGCGGCTTCGCAAGGTGGGACCATTGTTCACCTCGGGTCCGAGTTCTGGGGACTGCAGCTCGGCGTCGGCGACTTCCTCGGGTTTTTCCCCCTGCATCTGGGGCTGTACATGGTGACGGAGGTTATTGGCTCGGGCCGCTACAGGATCTGGCCGCCATTGCGCAAGGAGCTGACCATCGCGGATTCGGCCACGGTGCGACCGACGATGGCGATGAAGCTGGAGAGCGAAGAGAGTGCAAACGCCCCGCGCGGGGTGGCGTTCGCCGAAGGTTTGACGGCGACGCTGGTCGAAGTGCTCGACTACGACGTCAAAGCCTACTTCGCCGGGTAGCGCTCCATGACAGTCTTCAGTCAAGACGAGCTCGCGGTGCTTTCCTCGCCACATGTCGCCCGCGCGTGGTTCCTTGAGTTGGATCTGTCCGACGGCTTGTTGCGCCTTCACAATGGTGTTGGGCGCATCACTGTCGGCGGGCGCGACTGGAACGGCGTCACCAATCCGCTTGGCGGTCAGATGGTGTCGTTGTCGAACGTCGAGGAGCCGCGTTTCGGCCAGGCGGTCGCCGTAAACATCACCTTGTCCGGTGCAAACCGGGCATTCCTGCAGACCGTGCACTCGACGCGCCGGGAAATCGAAGGGCGCCGCGCCGACCTCTACTGGGCGGCGTTTGATGGCGAGACAGGTGAATTGCTGTTGGGATTGAAAAGGCTGTTCCCCGGCAAGATTACCAGCCCGGTCATTCATTGGCAGGGCATCGGCTCGCGCCTGGTCAATGTGACGATCGAGAGCATCTGGTCGGGCGACAACTATCCGTTTGGCGGCCGTTGGAACGACGCCGACCAGCGTCGGCGGTATCCCGGTGACAAGGGACTCCAGTATGTCGGGGTAAAGGTGCAGGAGCAGTGGCAGTGAACAGGGCCGAGCTGCTGCAAGACTTCATCGGCCGGGCCGATGGTCCGGTGCGCTGGGGTGTCGATGACTGCACCATGTGGTCAGCGACTTGGGTGCGGGCTGTGTCAGGGCGGAGCGTGGCGACGCTCGAGTATCATTCGGAAGAAGCGGCCCGGCTGCTGATCGAGCGGCACGGCGGCTTGCTCAGCATTTGGGATCGCGCACTTGGTGACGCTGGCTTCTTCGAAAGTTACGACCCCACGCTTGGCGATGTCGGCTTGGTCGATACGCGCCTATGCGGTCCTGTCGGTGTGATCTTTGGCGGCGGTGGGCTTGCGTTACGCCGGAAAGCTGACGGCGGCGTCTGGGTATTTTCGACCGCGCGTCGCGCCCTCATCAAGGCTTGGACGATCTAAAATCATGAAGTCACCCAAGACATGGTTCCTGGCAGGGGTTTCCTTGCTGGCGACAACGGCCTCCGCGTGGGCCGATCCGATCTTTACGCCCATCGCGTTCGCGTTGTTTGCGGGGCCGCTGGGTGGGGTGCTGTCGTTCGGTGCTATTTATACCGGCATCCAGCTTGCCGCGGTTGCTGCGGTCGCTGGGCTGCAATATGCGCTCGGCGCCAACCAGCAGCAGAACATCGACCCCGGCCAGTTCAAGAACGTTTTCGAAGATAGCGGAAACCAATCCGAGATCCGCGCGATCGGTCGCGTGCGGGTGGGTGGGCTGAAGGCATTCGGCAACACTTCAAATTTCAACCGCTATCGACTGATTTGCCACACCAAAGGAAAGTGGACAGCGACCGAAGAGCACTTCCTGGGCGGGCGCGAGGTCACGGTCGAGGCGGATGGCACGGTGTCGTCGCCACCGTGGGCGCGTTCCGGCGGGTCGTTCGTGACGATCAAGTCGAAGATCGGCGACGGAACCGAATTGTCGTGGCCGGAACTGATCTCGACTTTTCCCGCGTTGTGGACTGCGGCGCATCGCGTCCGTGGTATCGCTCAATCGCTCGTCAAGTATGTCTCGCCCGGCATCAACAACGACAAGTTCCTGAAGCTGTATCAGGGCGGTGAGCCTGCCTACGAACGCGTCGGCAGGGCAGAGCCGGTCTATGATCCTCGCGTTGGCATACAAAGTGCCACCAACCCAGCGACATGGGCTTGGGACGACAATGGCATCCTGTGCGCTGCGCATATATTGCGGTCTTTCCCGAGCATATCGGCGACCGATCTCGACTATGCCGACATTGCGCTCGAGGCGACAAAGGCCGAGACGCTGGTGCCGATCAAGGTTGGCACGCAAGAGCGCTGCCGTGCCTGGGGCTTCTGGCCCTCGGAAAGCCAGCGCGGCAAGACCATGGAAGACGTCTTGCGCTCGATCGGCGCCGAGATAGTGGCGACGAGCGACAATCGCTATTCGATCCGGCTGGTCGATGACGTGCGCGTGCCGGAACTGACGTTCACGGCGCGCGACATCATCGACTTGCAACTGCGGTCGGGCCCCGAGAGTGTCGAGCGGCCCAATGTGTGCCGGGTCAAATACTATTCGCCGGAACGCAACTACGAGATGGCCGAGATTGATCTCACGGGCATTCCGTGGGCGCGCGTCCAGACCGAAATCGACCGCGTCGGCGAGCAGTATTTCGACGTCGATCTGCCATTCTGTCCGTCGGCGAGCCAGGCGCAGCGCATTGCTCGTCGGCTGTTCGCGCTAGCCAGGGCAGACACCGGCATCGTGACGTTGAACTTCGCCGGCTTGGCGGCATGGGGGCTGCCTGTCGTGGCAATCGAGTTCCCTGACCTCGACATCACCGAAACCTGCGCCATCGGCACGCCACGAGTGAATGACGAAGACGGGACGGTAGAGATCCCGTTCGTGGTCTGGCCGGACCTGGAGCCGTGGAACCCGGCGACGATGGAGGCAGCGGCCCCCGACGTCATTCCGGATCTGCAGTTCGAATCCAATCTGCCGACGCCGGCCGCACCGGCGGAGTATGCGCTGGTCGTGTATCCGTCCGGGGCGCGCGAGACGCGCATCCGCTACACTGGCGTGGCTGGCGGCTCGACATCGGAAGCCAACTACCGGGCGTACACGGCAGAGGGTCCAAACTCTTGGGGCTCGATGACCGAATACACGGCCGGCGGTGTCAATTACGCCTATGGCCCGCAGGTGACTGAGGGCATGCAGGCAGACTTCCGGGTGCGCTGGTTCAACTCGGACGAGGAGGCGTCGTATTTTTCGGACCTTCTTTCGGCCAACCCGGTCGCAATCAACAACGCCACGCCTGCTGCGCCGACATTGACGGTAGATATGACGGTGGATGAGACCACTGCGACGCTAACTGTGAGCGTGTCGTCGAGCCAACTCCGCGTAAGGTCGGTATCCTTCCAGCAAGGGCTCGGCGCCCCCACCGTTGGCAATGTTCGGCCGGGGCAAGCCTTTACTGGGTCCATCACCACATCGCGACCGACTGCGAGTGGTCCGTCAATAACAGTGATCGTGAACGCCTACGCGTACACTTCGAACGGCACCATCAGTGCAGTGTCCTCCGTCTCGAAATCCATTCCGCGGCGCTCTTACGACGACTAAATTCCGACATTTGGAGAATTGAAGCATGGCGACTTTCACCAAGTCGGCAGAGGAAATCTTTGCGCCAACCACACCGGGCGGCGCACCACGTGGCGCCGACATGGGCGAAGCTCAGACTTGGGCCATGGAGGTCGAGCAGCAGATCGGCGAGGGCGGCTCTGGTGGCGGCAATGCGTGGAATGTGCAGGTTGCCAACATTGCGGCCCGCGCAGCCTACGACAGCGAGCTTGAGGGCTTTTCCGTTCTCGTGTCGAATACTGGAGATGCACGCGCAGGCGTCTACTCCAAGCTGACCGACTCGCCGGGCGACTGGTCCGCGGTTGCCTACTTTACGGGGGCGACTGGCAGCGCGGGGGCGGCCGGTACAAACGGAACCAACGGAACGAATGGCACGAACGGCACCAATGGTGTCGACGGCAGTGACGGCGAAAAGGGCTGGTCGCCAATGTTCTCTGCCATCACGGACGGCGCTCGCCGCGTGCTCGCGGTGTTCGACTGGGTTGGCGGTGTCGGCGCGAAGCCGACAGACGAGGGCTATCTAGGGCCTGCCGGCCTTGTGGCGAGCATCGGCGATGCGACGGATTTCCGTGGCGCAACTGGCGCCTCCGGCGCTGGCACTGGCGACATGCAGGCGGCGACATATGATCCTACTGGCAAGGCGTCTGATGCGTTCAATCGTGCCAATCACTCTGGTGCACAGGCAACATCTACGATCACTGGCCTCGATACCGCGTTGTCGGAGAAGGCAGCCAAGTCTGCGAACCTTTCCGACCTTGGCAGCGTGGCTACTGCGCGCTCGAACCTAGACGTCTTCAGCAAGTCCGAGTCCGATGGCCGCGTCAGTGCGCTGCTCAACGCAGCAGCCGAGACGACGCTCGACGACGCTGACCGGCTCTACGGCGGCGACAGCGCCAGCTCGTTCGGGTTTCGGTTCATTACCCTCGGCCAGCTAAAGGCGTTCCTGAAGACCTATTTCGACACGCTCTATGCGCCGAAGACCGAGATCCTGATGTTTGCGGTGAGCGACGAGACGACAGCGCTCACCACCGGTACGGCGAAGCTGACATTCCGAATGCCCGGGTTCATCGTTTCCGCGGTGAGGGCCAGCGTGACAACTGCATCGTCATCCGGCCTGGTCACGTTCGACATCAATGAAAGCGGTGTGTCGATCCTGTCGACGAAGCTGTCGATCGATGCCGGTGAAAAGACGTCGACGACCGCGGCGACGGCAGCGGTGATTTCTGACCCGAACATCGCGGATGACGCTGAGATGACAGTCGACATCGATACGGCCGGCACGGGCGCTACAGGCGGCAAGATCTATGTGTATGGGCGGCGCACCTGATGGGCGTCCTGCTCAACCCGTACCGGTTCAAGGCTGCGATCGCGCCGGCCTTTGTGTCGTACATTGGCACGGCCTCAGGATCGACCGGTAGCAATATTCCAATCAACATCGGGTCGGCGTTCCCGGGACGGGAAGTGTTCATATTCCTCGTGGGGACGTCGGCCGGGGCGACGCTGACTTCGGCAACCATCGGTGGTGTTCCTGCCAAAATTCACGTTCAACGGACAGGCCCCTGGACGTCCTCAACCGCAACGGCAGCACTTATCTCCGCGCCGGTGCCAGCAGGTACCAGCGTCAATGTGGTCCCGACATTTTCGATTTCGGGTCTGACGATGTACCTGCATTCTTGGGCGGTCGGGAACCTTGTGTCGGATACTGCAATTGCGACTGCATCTCAGGCGGTGAACAATCTGACCACAGCGACAATGTCGATTGCAACCGTTCCGGATGGGTTGGTGTTGGGCGGCGCTGGAACATACTCCGCAGCTGGTACCAATTTCGGAAACTGGACACGAGATTACCTCGACCAGGTTGGGTCGACGTTTATCCGGCGTGTTGGCGGCCATGCGCTTACGACGGCGACCGAGGCTCGCTCGATTACCATCACCGATGCGCGAGGAGTGTCGGGTTCCTTCCAAGGCCCATGTTTGGCTGCCTCCTTCCGCTAAATCCGGAGCATATCCATGACCATCTTCACGAAGCTGGCGGCGGCAATCTTTGCGTCGTTTGACAGCGCCGGAAACCCGCGCAAGGTCGACAACGGCGATACAGTTGTCTGGGGCACTGAAGTCGAACGCCTGCTTTCGAGCGGTGGCTTCAAGACCATCAATGCGGCCGGACCCTTTTCCGGGCGCAGCACCTACAACAACCAGCCAAAGGACTTCGTCTATCTGTCCACCGATGGTGATGGCGCGACGACTTCACTGGCCGTGGGCTTCATCAAGAAGTCCAACGCCTCGGGTGATTGGTCGGTGGCGGTTCCATGGCAGGGCATCCAAGGGCCGCAGGGTGAGAACTTCACGCCTGATACGACTGGTCTGCTTGCAGGTCGGTCAGCGTTCGACGGAGAGCCCGAGGGCTTCTCCTATCTCGCGACCGACAATGGCAATCTTTACTTCCGGCAAGGCGGCTCGGGCTGGTCTGCCGGCATCCCATTCGGTAGGGGCGACCAGGGTGACGACGGCTGGGCGCCGGTCTTGGCTGTTGCCACGGACGGTACTCGGCGGGTGCTTCAGGTTGTTGACTGGACCGGAGGCGAGGGCACCAAGCCCACCACACTGGGATACATCGGTGCGACAGGCATCGTTGCGGCGATTGCCAATGGTGTCGACATTCGTGGGGCCACCGGCTCAACCGGCTCTACGGGTTCAACTGGCACTCCGGGCACGAACGGCGCTGACGGCGCCAAGTGGTTCTCCGGATCCGGTGCACCATCCGTGGGCACTGGGGCCAATGGAGACTATTACTTGCAGCTGGTCGCGGGCGGCGGCGGTGCGATAGGCGATGTCTGGCTGAAGGCTGCCGGGACGTGGTCGATTACCGGCAACATTCGTGGAGCTACGGGGGCTGCCATTGGTGGGCTGCTGACGACGCGCGGCGATATGGTCGTGCAAGGCGCGTCGGCAGCTCAGCGGCTTGCGCTGGGTGTCTCTGGCTATGCTCTGAAGAGCGATGGCACGGATGTTGTTTGGGCGGCTTCGCGAGAGGTGCTGACGGCCAATCGAACATTGTATGTCCGCCCGGACGGCTCCAACAGCAACACCGGCCTGGTCAACAACGCCGGCGGGGCGCTACTCACGATCCAGAAGGCCATCGATACGGCGGCAGCGCTCGATCTCAATGGTTTTGCCGTGACGATACAGGTCGGAGCCGGCACATTCACGGGCACTGTTGCCATTATCAAGCCTTTCGTCGGCGGTGCTGTAACGTTGCAGGGTGACACCACAACGCCCGCCAATGTGCTTCTGTCGATAGCGGGCACTGGAATTCAGGTGTCTGGTGGCGGCGAGCTGACGGTCCTTGGCTTCAAGATGGCAACCTCAGCAGGGACGGCTGCTTTGCGTGCTACCAACGGCGGTCGCATCCGGGTAACTGGCGCGATGGATTATGGCGCGTGCGCAGGTGCGGCCATGGAGGCGGAGAACTACGGCATCATTGAAGTCACCGCCAACTATACCATTTCGGGCAGCGCTCCTCGCCACTGGTGGTGCGAAGCCCAGGGACTGATCCTTTGCATTGGCCGGACCATCACGCTTACTGGCACCCCCGCGTTCTCGACAGCATTTGCAGTCGCATTTGGCGGGTTCATCAATGTGCCGATCAACACCTTCAGCGGCAGTGCGACCGGCAAGCGCTACGACGCCAGCAAGAATGGAACCATTCAGACGAATAGTGCTGCGACCACTTATCTTCCTGGCGACGCTGCTGGCACCGGCACCAACCCTGGCACTTCTCCATATGGGCTGTACGCATGAGCTACGACGTTAGCGACGGGCACTGGATCGTTGGTGGCGATGAAAGCCGCTACTGGTCCAGTAAGGCGAGGGGCTACGTTGTGGAACTCCCCGAGGGGTGGTTTGCGACAATCCAAGAGGCGGGCGATGGCATCGGTTTTGACCGGCAGGTGTGTACTCGCGTCGCGTCCGAAGACGATCTCTGGGACGTGTTGCGACAGCATTTTCCTGCCGGGCTGCCCGCCGACTTGCCGCCATTGTCAGTCTCGCCGGCACAGGCCGAGATCGCCCTCCATCGCCACGACAATGGTGTCTTGCTGGCACAGGTCAACGCCTTGATCGAAAGCTACCCCTATGAGCCCGTACGAATCTGGTGGCGAAAAGCAACTCGCATAGACCGCACCCACCCCTACCTGGCAGCGTTGGTCATAGAGTTAGGTTTGTCCGATGAAACGGTCGACGGGCTGTTCGTAGTCGCTGGCGCGATCTAGGTGGGTTGCGAGGCGACAGCGGACAGCGTTGCTGTAGAGTCGTTACGACTATCCGCCCTCGGCTTTCGGCGATTGATCGGCATTTCAAACAGATGGTAGCTGATCGCGGCGAGTGCGATGCAAACCGTGAGGCCCGCGCCGATGCGAGTTGCATAATTCTCGGGGATCGACGTCTGGCGAAGCAGACGCATCCCCAGCGAAAACGCCACCAAATGGAAGACGTAAAGTCCGAATGAGATCCGTCCGAGGTACGCCATGACAGGATTTCGAAGGGCAGATGCAAGAACGTCCGAATACAAGACCACATGAAGGAGTGACCCAGCAAAGACACCTGCCACTGGGTATATGACTACCGACCCGAGAGGGGCGTGGATGTTTGGAATCGCCAGCATCAAAGCCGAACTAGCGATAAAAACGCCGACCATCACGGTCAGAGGCACATTCCGCGTGACACCCAAGGCCAGAAAAATGCCCGCAACCACCGATTCCGGGCGCAAGATCGGGGTCATGTACGCCATTTGAAAAGACATGCCGGACAAAGTGAAGGCAGACCTACCAATCAGGCAGATCACCACGATGATCAAAAGGGATGCGACAAAGGCGCGATTTCCTGCAGCCTGGCGGGCCAGAAAGAGCAGTGGAAGAACCAAGTATACTTGGAACTCGTACGACAGGGACCATAGGTGCCCGGTGTGCGGCACCGCTGCCTTTTCCGGGAACCAGTAGACGTAATTCCCTACGAACGAAGCCAGAGACAACACCCATGCATAAGCCGCTTGACCGAATTCCCCATAGAGGATGAGCATGGCGATCGAGAAACAGATCATCAACGGGTAAATGCGAAGCAAGCGGCGCGCGTAGAACTTACCCAGGTTGATTGTCCCTGTCCTGTCTGTTTCCCGCTGCATAAGGCTGAAAAGCAGGTAGCTCGACAGCGCGAAGAAAACCTCGACGCCAACCCATCCGCGCTTCTGAACCGCGACCAAATACACGTACTCGGCTGGCGCAGAAAAATGAAAAAAGAACACAGCAAGAAATGCAAGCAGACGAAGGCCGTCTAGCTGATCAGTCCGCTCTGGCAATGGTTTCCTCCCAGTAGCCGTTTGGTATTTCAATCTTGGGCTGGTGCGCAGGGGATGCCGAAGGCCGGGCCGCTACATGGTGGCAATCCACCTGTTTCTGGAAAGACAAACGGAAGCATTGCCGTGCCGATCAAAAATGAGACGGCAAGCACAAGCGCTAAGAGTTCAGTGCGGCTGACTTTTTGCATTGCGGTGATCTCGCATTCGCCATGACCGCGTTTAATCCAAAGCGGGGGTTAACGGCAAGCGCTTCTCTGTCATCTAGATGATCCCACTGGACCGTTCCATGCCTCACCTCATACGCCGCGTGCTCTGGCACATGGCCGAGATCGCCCTGCGCATAGCGCTGTTTCGGTACGTCTCTGGCCGGCCCTAAGCTTGCCTCAACCCAAAGGAACAACCCCAAATGTTTGACCGTGAAACGCTCGACGCGATCGAGCACAAGGCCGCACGCCTGAAGATCGAGCCTGCCGCACTTCAGGCAGTGGCCGAAGTGGAAAGCGCCGGGCAGGTGTTCGCCATTGTGAAGGGCCGGCAAGAGCCGCTGATCCGTTTCGAGGGCCACTACTTCGACAAGAGGCTGAAAGGTCCGCAGCGCGAGCTGGCACGGCAACAGGGGCTTGCCAGCCCAACCGCCGGCAAGGTCAAAAATCCGAAGACCCAAGCCGGACGCTGGGCACTCTTGGCGCGCGCGGCGCGTATCGACAAGCAGGCAGCACTTGAGAGCATCTCCATCGGCCTCGGCCAGGTGATGGCGGCGCATTGGGCGAAGCTCGGCTTCGCCAGTGTCGAGGCGATGATCGCTGAGGCACGTTCTGGCGCGGCGGGGCAGATCGAAATCATGGCCCGCTACATCGAAAAGTTCGGGCTGGTCGACGAGCTGCAGCGTCTCGATTTTCCTGCGTTCAAGCGCGGATACAACGGACCGCAGGCGAACGGCTATGAAAATCTCATGGCCCGGGCATATGAACGGATCACTGGCGACGTGCCGGTGTCGGCAGCGACAGGCATGCTGCGCATGGGCTCGACCGGCGCCAAAGTGCGTGAGCTGCAGGCGCTGCTCGTACGTGCCGGCTATCCGGTCAAGGTCGACGGCGACTATGGGCCTACGACGCGCGATGCTGTGCGGGCGTTCCAGAGAGCCAACAAGATCAAGGCCGACGGCGTTGCCGGGCCGGAGACCTTTCGCAAGCTTGAGGCGCTGAAGCAGAGCCCGGATGAGCAGCTTGGCCAGCAAGGTGTGACCGAAACGCCAGAGGCCAAGGAGGGGCTGGGCGGCGTCGTCGGTGGCGCCGGCGTTGAAGCCGCGCGCCAGACGATCGAACAGGCGGCCGACAAGACGGCATGGATACCAGGGCTGGAATGGCTGTCGGCCATTCTGTCGGTCGTTGCCGTGCTGCTGGTGCTGGGTGGCCTGGCATGGATCGCATGGGGCTGGTGGAAGGCTCGGCAGACCGACGAAGGGGATGTGCTGGCATGATTGGCGCACTTGATTGGATCAAGGCCGGGCTCAGTGCAGCGGCGGGTGCGATCGTCGCTGGCGCCATTACTTACAATGTTGGGCACTGGCGCGGCGAAGGCGCCGGATATGACAAGCGCGTCGCGGAAATAGCCGCGGCGTCCCTCAAGGCGGAACTCGAAAGGAAGGGCGACGATGCCAAGCTGCAGGAGCTTTCTGATTTTGATCTGTGTGTTCTTGGGCTTCGCGGCAACGGGATGCCAGTCGACGCCTGCGACCAGCTGCGCGGGCTTCAGCAAGAATAGTCTGTCGCCGGCCGGCACGGTGGCCCTGATCCAAGCAGATCGGGGCGCATATGAACGGGTCGCAGGCAATGACCGCAACGGCCAGCGGCAAGGGTGCTGGGAATGACCTTCGACTTCACGATCAATATTGGCACCATGGTTACGCTGATCGTGGGGTTCGGGGCGGGCATTGCCGCGTGGGTCACCGCCTTGAACAGGATAGCAGGCCACGACGCCAAGCTTTCCGAAAACGCCGTGTCGCTGGCAACGGCGCACGAAGCGCACAAGCACCTTGCCGAAAGGGTGGAAACCATTCGAGCAAAGGGTGCGCAAGAGCTTGCCGATTTCAAGCTCGAGGTGGCGAAGAACTACGCCACCAATGCCGCCATCAAGGAAGTCGAAGAACGGATCGTGGTGGCGATCGACCGGCTGGGCGACCGCCTCGACAAGATCATCGACCGACAAGACAACCCGGGCAGGGACCGGCGTAGCGCTTGAAGGCGAGAGCGAATCCGCGCCCGGCGGTACCGGGCATTCAACCAAGGAGAAGACCGATGACGGTCCAAGCAATGTTCTATGTGAAGGGTATCAACCATCATGCGACGGCAGACGCGGCCTCGGTCAATGTCGAGGTCAAGCTTGCGGCTGCTTTTGGCAGTTACCTGAAGGGGCTGCCGGAGGGAAACGGCGACTGGTCGAAATGGACACCTTCGGGTGAGCTGTCGATGACCATCACCAATCCGTCTGCTGTCGCTCAATTCGAAATCGGCGAGGTCTATTCGCTCACCTTCGAGAAGGCGGAAAAGCTGCCTCCTCAGTAATCCAATCGCAACCTCCCAGAGCCCCGTCGCCCGAAAGGCGGCGGGGCTTTTGCGTTTATGGTCTCAGGATCTCGGTGACCGTTGCGTGCCGAAGCTTCTCTTCGCCCTTCAGGTGTTTTGCCATGACCTTCAAGACTGGCTGAACCGGCACGGCGGCCTTGTTGCCGGCGCCGATCGGCGTCGCGAATGAGCTGGCGTGCAGGAATTCCAGCGCCTGCCATAGCTCGTCACGCTTGGCCTGCGAGATCGCGGGGATGGCACGGCCGACGTACCGCAGCTTGGCATCGGTTTCGTCGGCAAGCAGGAGCGACGGCGCCTCCCCACGCTTGCGCTCGTAGCCGATCACTACGAATTCGCCCGTCATGTAGGCCTTCGTTTTCAGCCAATCTTTCGACGGTCCGCTGCGGTAGATGCTCGCCTTCCGCTTTGAGACAATGCCTTCGAGGTTCATTCTCTCGGCGGCGGCGAAGAACTCAGCGCCGGAGCCCTCGAAAGACTGACTGAACTGTATGGGCATATCGGGCCGGGGTGGGCCCAGCAAAGTCTCAAGTCGGGACCGTCGTTCCTCGCAACGCAGCTTGCGGAGATCACTGCCATCAACCCACAGAAGGTCGAAGGCGTAGAACACCAGGCTGGCGTTCTCCCAGCGAATGGCCGTCGCAAGCTTCTTGAAGTCGGATCGGCCGGACTCGTCTTGCACAACCATCTCGCCATCAAGGATGGCGTCGCAGCGGACCGTTTCCCGGGCCGCAACTAGCACAGGCCCGTACTTGTTCGACCAATCATGGCCATTCCGCGTGTAGCCGTAGGCCTTGCGCCCGATAAGATGGATCTGGGTTCGGTAGCCGTCGTACTTGATCTCATGGGCCCAGCCGTCACCCTCTGGCGGCTTGTCGACCAGTGTCGGTATGCATGGTGGAATAAAGGCGCCCATGCCAGCAGCGTATCACCGAGGCAGCTTACCGGCGATGTAGATCCTGTTGAGGTGTTTGTTCCCGCAGTGCGAGCAGCGGAGGAAGTGGCTGGCAAAGCGCAGGAATCGGATCTCTGAGCGCCGCTCCAGCCTGCCTCGGTCGAATGGCCCCCTGTGACCGCAGCAGGCGCATCGGCCGCCCAAGATCCACCACTCGGCAATGTCGTCCAGCTTGATCTCGTAATAGGCCTTCCCCACGAGGGCCGTGCATTCGATTTCCATAGCGGCCTCCAGAGAGTGTGTGAGTCGCCGCACGGAGAGGGATTTATTCCTGCCGAGTAGGCCGGTCAATTGACAGAATGCGCCGATGTTCATAATTCGTTCGGGCATGGCCGGGTGGACAATTCAAAGTTTGATCGACAAGCGCATGCGGGTGACCGCGTACTGTCACAACTCGCGCTGCAACCACAACAAGGTGCTCGACCTGCTCGCGATCCGCGACAAGCTCGGCCCTGACGCTCCGGCCATGGCTGATGATCTCACGCCGAAGCTGTATTGCGAGAAGTGTGGTGGGAAAGCTGTCGGGCTGATCTACGCCCCGCCAACGACGGGCGTTAACCCCTATGCCCGGAATTCGAACGGCTCTTGACCGGACGCGAAAATCGTTTCAACTTTTGACGTAATAGCAGGGTGTTAGGCCGAGCGGAAAATTGAAAACTCTGCTTTGAATCACAAAGGCTTTGTACTGGCCTGTCACGCCTGCGGTTTGCAAATACTTCTACCGTGAATGTACCCTCCCTTACCGTTGGGTGAGGGGTGATCATGGACACAGAACTTTTCCTATCATTATTCCTCTTTGGTGTGGGGTTAGCGGCCGGTATTGCGCCCATGATATGGCCGCAACATAGGTGGCTGTCCGCGATCGTATTCTGGTTGTCTTGCGTATTGGCGATTGCAGCGTTGGCAATATGGATCTCTTCTCGTGATGAGATGTGGGCCGTGTTGCAGCCGGAAAACCTGTCTCTACTCGGCTTGGCCGCCGTAGCGTGTGGATGGTTCTGGACCTGGTCAAAACTAACCAGTTTACAGCGCCAGGTTGGGGCAATGGCAGAGAGTATTCGGAAGCACGTAGAGCCGCGGCGGCTTAGCGAGACCCAGTCGAAAGCCATCGTTGACTACCTGCTTCCTCGCGAAAAACACGAAGTAGACGTCTACTTTCCTACGTTCGATGAGGAGGCATCGCAATATGCCGCGGAATTGTCCAAGGCCTTGAATGAGGCTGGATGGACTGCAAGGCAGATTCCGACGGTAGACATGACCGGTAAGAAAGCGGGCGTCGGCCTCATGATACAAACCGTTTCTAACGACCCACACAAGAAGAATTCTACGCTGTTGTCGCAGGCAATGGGCGAAGCCAAGGTCCCTGTTAGCGGGAACAGCTGGTCAAACGGGAACGGTGGGGCCGAATCTCTGCACCTTATTGTCGCCCGCAGACCATTCTCGATTGAAAAGGTTCGTGGCAGTGCGTGGTGGTAAGGTGTGGCAGTGCGTCGTCTAAGTCCTTGATTGACTGTGTCGCGGATTTTTGCCACACCGCCCGCTAAATAGCCGCCTGAATTGGGTTGACGGCTTCCGGGCGAGGCCTCCAGCGCACGGCCAGACTACACTGCCAAGCCCCGTTGCGAGCGACGACGCCGCGGCATCTCGCCCTTCTTAGTGATCTGCAAATCCGCGATAGGCTGGGCCGCCAGCGCAACCCACGACCAACCCGCATACTTGTCGCCGACCTGGCGTAGGTGGGTATAACGCTTCAGGCTTTGCCATGACCTATGGCCGCTGACAGCTGCAACGTGTGGAATGTTTAGCCCCATCTCGAACAGCCGCGATACGCCGTCATGGCGCAGGTCATGAAAGCGAAGGTTCTTTTCGGCGGGTGCGTCGCTCGAGCTGAAGCCGAGCAGATAGCATGCGCGTGTAAAGGCCGCTCCAATAGCGTCCGTGGAGTAAGGGAAGATCTCGTCAGCCAGTCGTGGCATCGACAGTGCGACATCAAGAGCCTCTTGAGGAAGGTCGCACCAGACATCGTTACCTACCTTCTCGCCGGGGTTTTTCATGTCGCGCACGAGGACGCGTTTGCCAGGCACATCGAGATCGTCCCATTTGATCCTGATGATCTCCTCCTGCCGCCGGGTGGAGAAGATCGCAAAGATGACGATCTTCTGCATGGGTACGACTGTGCGCCGACGCGTCTGGCGCTCGCCAAAATGGGTCAACAGCGCTTCGAGCTGTTCGATGGTCGGGCGTTGGTCGCGTTCGCGCGATTTGCGCACTGTCCCCAGTTTCTTGAGCACTATCCACGCGTCGCTCATAGCCTGCGGATCTAGCGGATATTTCCATGCCGGCCGGGCGATGGAGAAGATGGATCCCAGATGCGAAAGATAGTTGCCTACCGTCTGCGGCTCGACGCCTGTCGCCAGCTTCTCTTGGGCAAACTCGACAATTTCGGCACTGCCAATCTGGGAACAGCGCCTTTTCGCGAGGGGAAACTCCTTGATCGCTCGCAGCACCTGGGACTTGGTCTTGCCGATCTCCTTTTCGGACTCTTCGATGTAGCGATTGATCACCTTTTCGAGGGTCGGGTCGCCGGCATTGATCTGCTCAATGGCGCCTGGCTTGGCCAGTTCTCTTTCGCGCTTCTCCAGCCACGCTGATGCCGCCTGGCGTCGGTCGAATGTCCTGTTGTCCCGGTGAACAATCTTGCCATCGCGCTTTATGACGATCTGCGCTAGATAGGCGGACGTCCCGTCCTTGCGCTTGCGTTCGTTGATCGTCCCCAT